CAGAGCGAGACCTTCTAATTATGGAAGGAATTGCTACTGATATCTGTTATCCTTTAATGGCATATAATGGTGACTTGATACAGCACTATGGATCGAATCCTTCCGGACAAAATCTTACAGTGTATATTAACTCTATTGTCAATGCCTTACTATTTCGGTGTGCTTACTATCACATATATAAGGATCGTGAAGACGTTCCTGAATTTCGTGATGTTTGCTCATTGATAACGTATGGTGATGACGCAAAGAGTTCTGTTCATGAATCATTTCCAGAGTTTAACCACATTGCTGTGGCTAATTTTCTGGAGGATCATGATATGAAGTTCACTATGCCTGATAAAGAATCAGAGCCGACTTTTTACATGACAGATGAGGAGGCAGATCTGCTTAAACGTTCTAATAAATATTCTGAAGATACAGGAATGATCATGGGAGCTCTTAGTGAAGATTCAATCTTCAAGAGCTTACATGCCGTTCTTAAGTCAAAAGCACTTACTCGGGAGCAACAAGCAATGCAAAACATTGACGGTGCTCTTCGAGAGTGGTTCCCGTATGGACGGGATCATTATGAATATAGACGTGAGCAGATGAAAGAGGTTGCTAATCGTGCAGATATTTCCCACGGCTGTACTGTTCTTCATGAAGCATATGATCAACAGCTACAGAAATGGAAACAAAAGTATGATTAGTAGCACTCTGTCTTGGGCAGACGTTAAATGCATCCCTCTGGGCGTATCCCATCATGTCCAAATAACCAAAGAGGGGCACTCTGTATTGGATGACCACACATCTCCAATTGTCAATCATCAGGAGATGATGTAGGCTTGCAGAGTGAGGCACTTTCCTCGTAAAGTACCCCTATTTAGGGGAGTGTTCGCCACACGCAATATTGACATACGCTGTGTGGGTTGAGTCTCCCACATAAGCGTTAATGATGACTTGCTACACATACAAATTATAATAATAACACTAAGAGATTTAGTGTAACAATAAATGAGGAAAGCCTTGAGTCGCA